TCAGGAAGATCAAAGAGCACAGATGGCTAGTAAATGGACCACGCAGTTAATTTCGCAGGGTGGTAAAATACAAGTTACCCTTTACGCCTGGGATAAGTTTGGGGGTAGAGTACTTGGAGATATCCTTGTTAATGGTCAAAGTGTCCGTGCTGGGTTAATTGCTAATGGTTTAGCACGTGAATATTACGGTGAGGCTAAACAAAGCTGGTGCCAGTAAACCATTGAACTTAAACACGAGCTATATTATAATATGAGATTAAAGGAGCTATACTATGTCGATACTTGAAAAAATTAAGAAGAATTCTACTATCAAAGAAACTGCAATCCTATCTGAATCTAAGTTCTTTCAGAAGAAAGATATGATTGCAACTACTATACCAGCAATTAATATTGCTTTATCGGGTCGTATTGATGGTGGTTTAACTCCTGGTCTTACTATGTGGGCCGGTCCTTCTAAGCATTTTAAGACCGCCTTTTCGTTATTGATGGCGAAGTCGTATCTGGATAAGTACCCGGATGCGGCTTTGCTTTTTTATGATTCAGAATTCGGTACTCCGCAATCATACTTTGATTCGTTTGGTATCGATGCTACAAGAGTACTGCATGCGCCTTTAACTAATATCGAGCAGCTGAAGTTTGATATTATGACTCAGTTAAACAGCGTAGAACGCGGGGATCATCTTATAATTATTATTGACTCTATTGGTAACCTGGCTTCTAAGAAAGAAGTAGAGGATGCTTTAGAAGGTAAGTCTGTAGCAGATATGTCAAGAGCTAAGCAGATTAAGTCTCTCTTCCGAATGGTAACTCCGCATTTATCTCTTAAAGATATTCCTATGGTAGTTGTTAATCATACCTATAAGACAATGGAGTTGTACTCAAAAGATGTTGTCGGTGGTGGTACCGGTTCATATTATGCAGCCGATAATATTTTTATCCTTGGTCGTCAGCAAGAGAAAGAGGGTACTGATATCGTAGGGTATAACTTTATTATTAACGTTGAGAAATCTAGATATGTTCGTGAGAAGTCTAAGATTCCTATTACTGTAAAGCATGATGGTGGTATTAGCCGCTGGTCAGGTCTTCTTGATATGGCTTTAGAGTCAGGTCATGTAACTAAGCCAAGTAACGGTTGGTATACTCGAGTAGATAAAGAGACGGGTGAGATCGAAGAAAAGAAGTGGCGAGTCAAGGATACAGATTCTAAAGAGTTTTGGATTCCTGTAATTACATCCGAATCGTTCCAGCAATGGGTCAGAGATACCTATCAAGTATCTAACGGTGCTATTTTATCTGACAGCGATATTAATGAGGAGTTCGATAGTGTTGCGGAATGAACTTTATAAACCCTGGTTTGTAGGTGAGACGGATTGGGGATTCGAAATTGTTGATGGTGAGTTTAAAGACGTTTGTATTCAAATTGAAAAAATAGATATGGGGGAAGGTGATGCTAATGATCTTAAACTTGACTATCATACAATTCGAAAACCTGAACTAATTACCGATGAAGATTTAAAAGGTCAAAAGTTTCAATCAACTATTGAACTTATAATTAACGATATACTTAAAGAAGCAATATATCACTATGAGCAGACTAGAGACGACAATACTTCGGAACTTAATACATAACGAAGACTATATGCGTAAGGTGATGCCTTTCTTAAAAAAGGAATACTTTACAGATGAGAATGAAAAGGTAGTTTTTAATTTAGTTAGTACCTTTATTGACAAGTACAATAAGCCTCCTACTATTGAGGCCATGCTTATTACTTTGCAAAATTCTAACTTAGCTGAAGGTGTGTTTAAAGATGCTAATGACACGATTAAAGTATTAGAGTTAACAGAAAAATCAACCCCTGAATGGCTGTTAGACGAGACAGAAAAGTTTTGTAAAGACAAGGCTGTCTATAATGCAATCCTTCAATCGATCGGTATTATGGAAGGTCGTGATAAAGTAATTACCAAGGATGGTATACCTGCTTTATTACAAGATGCGTTAAGTGTTTGCTTCGATAACTCTGTTGGTCATGATTACTTTGAAGATGCTAATAGTCGATTTGAATTTTATCATAGAGTAGAAGAGCGTATTCCGTTTGACTTGGATATCTTCAATAAGATTACGCAGGGGGGTATGCCTAATAAGACACTTAATATTGCTCTTGCCGGTACCGGGGTCGGTAAGAGTTTGTTTATGTGTCATGTAGCTGCAAGTTGTATTGGTCAGGGTAAGAATGTACTGTATATTACTATGGAGATGGCAGAAGAGCGAATTGCTGAACGTATCGACGCTAACTTGCTTAACGTGGAAATAGATCAGCTAAAGAACATTCCTAAGTCGTTATATGATAGTCGAATGGAAAAGCTTAACAGTAAGACTCATGGTAAGCTTATCATTAAGGAATACCCGACTGCATCTGCGCATGTAGGTCACTTTAAAATGCTGCTGAATGAACTAAGTTTAAAGCGCTCATTCAAGCCTGATGTTATCTTTATTGACTACTTAAATATATGTGCTTCTTCTAGGTTTAAACCAGGGGGAAGTGTTAACTCTTATACCTATATTAAAGCAATCGCTGAGGAATTGCGTGGTTTAGCAGTTGAATTTAATGTACCTATTATGTCAGCTACTCAGACTACTAGATCTGGGTTCTCTAATACAGATGTCGAATTAACGGATACTTCAGAGTCTTTTGGTCTACCGGCTACTGCAGACTTTATGTTTGCGTTGATTAGTACGGAAGAGCTAGAGCAGCTTAATCAGATTATGGTTAAACAGCTAAAAAATCGATATAATGATCCAACCCTGTATAAGCGATTTATGGTCGGAATCGATAGAGTTAAGATGAGATTATACGATTTAGAGCAGACTGCACAGCAAAGTCTGGCAGATCCAGGTAAAAAAAGCGTAGAAGATAAGGATAACGCTCAAGGTTATTCAATGGCTAACATATTTAAAAAGAAAGACTTTTCGGGGATCAAAGTATAAATATCTAAAAAAGGGGACCCTATGTATCTAGCACCCGTAATAGATCGTATACTAGAATCTAAAAAATCTAAACTCATAGGCCGCTCCTCTTACTTTTACATTACAAGTTTACTGAATAGAGCATTTAGTAAAATTGAACCTTTTAAATTTCGGTACGAAACTTACAATAATTACGGTAGAGAGGATTTCTCTGTATCTGGATTGTTTGATATGGAGACAAGTACCAGACACATAATACTTAATTTCCCGAAAAGCTGTAAGTATTTTAAAATTACTAATACTAGTTGGAATGAGTTTAAATTTGCTATATCTCAAGTATGCCAGCATGAAGCTATTCACAAAGATCAATGGATACATCGTACGTTTAATAGTGCAGAGTATGAAGCTCCGGACTTTAGAGATTTAGTAACTAATGCAGAAGAGGACAAGGAGTATTTGTCTCATATTGATGAAATAGATGCATATGGTCATGATATAGCTATGGAGATAAGATATGGCTACCCTAAGAAGGATCCGTATGAGATTCTTCGCACTATAGGTAGTAGAAAGAAATTATGGTCGTATAGTTACTATAAAAAAACCTTTCATGGTGAGGACTGGGATCATATTAAAAAACGGCTTTTAAAGAAAACGTTTCTGTGGTTGCCGCATGTTAAAATTTAAATTAAAAGGAACGTATGGCTGAAAATATATTTTCTGTTTTAGATATTATACAAATCGTACTAATGTTACTTGCATGCTGGGCTTGTTACATAAGAGGTAGAGTAACAGGAATGCAGGACATGATTGAGGAACTAGCAGATAGGGGAGTTCTAGATCTAGAAAAGTTAGAAGAAGAAGAGACGTAACATTTGCCTTTTATCCTTAGATAGTATATAATAGGATATCAACAATAAAGGTACATATGCAAACTCAATCAAATTCTAGAGCCCGTATTAAGAACGATACTGTTGGTAGTGACGGTATGCAGTTACTGTTTCAAGAGTATCAAGAAGCCACGTCGCTTGAAAGCTTTCGTAACACTTGTAGCAGGTTAATTTTGGAATCCTCAGGTAAGAAAGCTACCAAGGATAAGTTTCTTGCAGAGATTAATAGATCTACATCAAGAGAGATGATGCTTACTAAAGTAACTAATTATATGATGGCAGGTCAAGGCCTTGGAGTGTAACTTTGAAATAGATGGCTTTTAAATTGATAGTAGTATATAATTATACATTATGGAGTTTATATCATGGCATTATTCACAGTAGCAGGTGTATCAAATAATAACGGTAACGTAAAAGTTCGTTTTTGTTCTGATCTTGTCCTGCGAGTTAAAAATCTTCAAAAGCAGGGCGATACAGATATTCAATTAGTAGAGCTACCTTCTCCTATGAATAAAGTAGATACCTGTTTGTATCTGCTAACGTTATCTGAATTTAAACCTTTCTATTTTGATATTGAAACCGTATTAGGTACAAAGCAGTTGCCTAAATCAGCTAAAGATATTATAATAGAGGTTAATAAAGTTGAAGTAGATTCTGAGATTGAAGATATTAAAGAGTTAATGTTAGCTTAGTTTTTTAAGTATAGTAGGTCGACCACCGCCTGCTATACTCTCTTGTTGGTGGGGCATTTATAGGAAAATACTATGTCATTGCAATCTAAAGTTCTCAAAACCTTGAAGTCGGGTCGTCAATTTACAGCTGGTCAAATGGCTGGCTTGTTCAGCACTACTGAAGGTACAGTAGCTGCTCGTATCTCTGAGCTCCGTGCTCAAGGCTACTCCATCTATAGCAATACCGCTAAAAATGGTAAAACTGCATATCGTCTCGGGACCCCATCCCGTCGCATGGTAGCGGCAGCATTTGCAGTCGCAGGAAGCTCAGTTTTTAACTGATAAGCCATGCGGTTACCTAGCTCTAAGTAACGCCGGATAGTCGTAACCGGTTTTTTTACAGGATAAAATATGCCATTGT